CCAATCGTTTTCCACTGCTTCTTTCTGGGTTAATCAAATCCTGTAACTCAGAGGTGGAACCCACATAGAAAGAATTGTTTGTAGTGTTTTTCTGAATAAGTTTTGTTTCTTCTTTTTTTGCCTCTTTTGTTTTCTTGTGCAGATCAATCAAATCCTTGTTGATATCGGATACAGTCTTGAGCATCTGCGCAACCACTTCATATGCGCGAGGATGATCACCTTCTTCTGCAACTTTGAGAATCCCACTTATGGCGATTTCACCAGTCTCTATAAGATTCTTTAGTGATTTTCTCGTTTCTCTATAATCAACATCTATATCTTCCTTTGAGTTAGATGTCGTTATAGATTTTGGTTCTTGCTTTACAATAGGAGAAGGAGCCGATTCTTCGAACTCCACTCCTAAAGATTCTTCTATTGAATTAGACTCATTGTGTGACTTCATAGGTTACATCTCCACTAGTTCCTGTAGCATAATCTCCAGTAACTTGAACTCTGAGAGTCTGTGGATCTGTAACAGAATCGTACTTATACATGTCTAAGACATCCACAGTAACTCCTTCAATTGGGTTAACAGTTGTTGCTCTACCATAAACATATGTCTTTGCGGTAAAACTTAAAGTAGAGACAACAGATCTTCTCACTTGAAAATCGCCAGCATAATCTTCTTGTATCTGCATGGCGTTTAGATTAATTGGAACATCAACCTTTGTGTGAGAATCATTAAAGTTCAAACTTACGTTAAAGTTTGGTGAAAAATATGGAAGTATTTGTTCTACAATCTGTAAATTCTCGTCGATGTATCGGGAAAAAATATACAAACCAAAACTCACATTGTAAGGAACTTCATTCCACATATCGACTCTTTGGTTTGACTCGTTCTTGTAAGACTTCTTTCGAAGTTTATTCGTAACTCGTTCTAGATCATAAATCACAGCAGTGATATCAAAAGCCATATGAGGAAGTGTGATTTGTGTCTTGGTAATATCGTCAGAAATAGAACTCATGTTTCTAATTCTGCGAATGAACTTTTCTTTTGGCGCATATGTCAGAGGAACTCTTATCTTTTCTGTTAGGGTTCCGTTAGAGTCATACTTACCAATCTGAACATTGTTGAAAAGGTTGCCGAATGCGACGACTAACTTTCTCAGTGATTCGTTGTAAAAATATTGAAACATCAGTAATTACCCTCTGAGAATGGATCAATGTCGCTAAAGTTGAATATGCTGCTTCCTTCGGTTCCAAACTTATCGTTGTCACCAGCAGTGATTCCAGTTGGATCCTTCGGTATGACAATATCTCCACTTAAGCCTTCTCTATCAGTTTCTAGTTTATCAAGAACAGTATTTCCAGTGTTGAACTCTTCGTTCGAGTAGGTGAAGACTTCACACTGTAACTGATATGTATAAAGTTTTCCTACCTGATAGAATGGGTTCTCATGCTCGACGAAGTTAATTTCGAACATGGTTCTGCTGAGTGGAAAATAAATCAAATCACCCTCTCTTGGTCGGGTGACTGTTGGAATAACCGATGTTACTTCAGATTCAAATCGTCTTCTTGAAACTACAAGGCTCACTCTGTCTTTGATGTCAATTCCAATTTGTGAAATGATATCACCAGCACCTTCAAAACCTGCAACAGACTCTATGTACATCTCTATAGGAAAACTGTTGGAGAATGTGCTTGCAGTATCCTCTCCAAAAATCTCATCAAGATTTGCAAGAGTTCTTGGAATAAAGATCATATCTTGTCCCATAGACTTTATGAGTTCTATGGTCAAGTCTTCTACAAGAAGTTGCTCGTTTGATGTTCCCTGTCGAATGTATGGATTTGTTGCCATTTAATTATCCTGTCATGAAATCTACTGGGAGTTCGTAACTTCTTAGAACTTCTTGCTCGATTTGCACGATCTCTGCGTTTGCTTCCGCTACAATTTGACCTCCGCGAAGCATTACACCACCAGGCAACTGAACACCATCGAACTTGGATAGATTCTGACCCCACTGTCTCTTGAGTAATGCGGTGTAGTATTCTTTAAAATACCTATCATTATAGATTTCAGTAAATAGTTCAGGATCTAATTTAACATAAGCCTCGAAAATGAGATAATCACCTGCTTGGAGTTCTTGGCTCCAGTTCATGTCAAGATGAACTCTATTTGAAACTTTGTTGAATCGTATTGCTTTCTCTGGATTAAACATATCCTGAAGCAAGTTGATGTATCTCTTGGTGGAGTCATAACTCGCAAGTCCAAGACTTGATTGACCACCTAGTCCTCTGTTTATACCGAAGTAGTCACTAAGAGCCATCTGATATCGAACATCAAACATGTTGATGTTCGCAAAGTCTCCGAACTGAAAAACTTTGACCACACTTACGATGTCTCTTCCTGTAGGGGCATCGCCTGTTGGACCATTTACTGGTCCAAAATTATTTGTGTTGATATATTGGTTTGCGATATCATCAGATGTTACCTGATGACGAAAGTATGCTCTCTCAACACCATCAAAGTGTCGCTCTTGAAAGTATAAAAGAGCATCTTCCAGACGATCCTCGGCTTGCTCGTAATCTACATTAATTTCAATTACGGGCGCGCCAAGGCGTCTGAAAGCGTAGTTTATTAGATCTTCCTTCGAGGAGATTGTAGCCATTTATTCCCCCTTCGAAGTATATATCTAAGTTACTATTCCTGTTTTTCCTTATCGAGCAGTTTCTTCAGTTCTTCAGGCATATCCGGCATACTGACAGGTACTTTCTCTACTTCATCATACGAAATATTTTCGATATAATACCGTCTTGTAACTGGTTCAACGGATTCGTCTGGTTGACTCTGCTCATAATTAGTGAATCCAGGCATTTGAAGTGGGCAATTTAGACGGGGATAATCAAGTTTGCTATACTCGTCTCCGTCAGATAGTAGCCAAGTTCCTGGCTTATCACCGCACCCACAACCACCACAATAGAACTTTCCATCCTGAACATCACTCTTTCGGAGGTATTCGCACGGAGGTAATTCCTTTCCGTCACCAAAGCAACTCAGAACACGAAGTTGCTTGATTGGCTTAGTTGTCTTTTTGTTTGTCAGTCCTCTTGATGCGACTGCGGAAGCGAAACTTTTTACCATCGACACTTTCGACTGCTGGCTTTGCTCTACCTGCTTTCGAAACTCTTGCTTCGCTTCCTCTGGGGTTTTTCCCTGATCGTCATCCTTTTTATTGCATCCACAGCCCATAATTTACTCCATTAAGTAATAAGGATTCTTCGTACTAAAGGCACCGATAGTGGTGTTTTTCTGTCGATATAGAATCTAGATCCATAGTTATTTATTGTAGCATCGAAAGCGAAATTTTGAGCCCAAAGATAACTCTTGTGGTTTATTACTTGCGTACCAAGGGTTTCTGACTGATCTCCGTTTCGCTCTTTACTTGTATACAAAGTAGAAGACATGATGTTAGTGCCAAAATAAGATGGCAAAATCATCTTCGATGCTCTATTTGTCTTATTCACTTTACCATAGATAACTGTCTTTGTCAAATTCTTATGTACAAAAGAGAGTTCATCTATGCTGGGAATATACCAGTCATTGAAGCCATTTGTGGTCAGTGAGCGTATGTCGTTGAACAGTTCTGATTTATACCCAAGGTAATCTCTGCCATTTCCATATGTGTTGAAGAAGCCATCAAAATACGAAGCAGGAGCAGTTACATTTTTTTCACCAGTCGAAGTCATTCTGTATAATGTTCTTTTCTTTAATGTAGTGATATCTGATGGATCACCATAAAATCTTGGATACAGAATAAGTGCCCATTTTCCTGTTGTCCCATACCCATAATCTCTAACGCGATCGTTTGTGAGAACATTTGTCTTGTTGTTTCTATACGAGATTGTACTGGTGCCGGTTTCAAACAAACCAACATAAATTCCGCCTTGGTACTCTGTTCCAATAGCAGGTAGAGAAACTTCGGTTGAAGACAATTCTGGATACTTTACAATCAAAGATCCAGATAAGTGTGTTGGTGTATATAAACCACTAGAAGTGCCGCACTCATTAATACCAGCATCAGTTAGATCTGGCCAGTAACCTCCAAGTTCACGGCAAGCAGATTCTGTAGTCTTTTTGCATGTGTGGGTCAATACACCGTTTACTAATTTTAAGGTATAACATGCACTCTCCGTGCTTTCGCCGGGAAGTCTTTGTTGTTCTTGTCCATTCCCATCAGTTGAATCACCAGCAGAACAGAATGCTGGTGTGTTACCATTATAAGTTCTGTCGCATAGTGTTGGATTGATTGTTCCTGAATTGATACCACCATAAATTGGTGTCGGGTAATTTGCAGTTGCTAAATTACCACACTCTCTGGATGTGCATATTTCTGTACAGATTATATCACCAGTGTTTGTGTCTTCATGGCAGCAAGAGCCTGGAACTCTAACATCAGTTCCATAGTCGTTACAAAGATTCTTGAGTTCTGTAATCTTTGAGAGATCCCCATAGAACCAGTTACCTCCAAGACGATTGCATTCGCACTGTGATACATTGTTCTTGACACCATACTTCAGTGTTCCGTCTGCATCTGCTAATGCATCGGATCCACTCTTTAGATAGAAATCTGAACTTGTTGTATTTGCTGTAATGTCATCCAAGAATGATTCAAAATTGCCATAATATGTGCTGATGTAATTACATGCACAGCAAGCGCCAGTCAATCCTCTGTCTGGACATTGCAGATCATCTGGATTTCCTAATTGGAAAAAACCATTTCTATTGTTACAGTCTGAAACTGTAGTTTCAATCTTTGAACCATCGGGTAAGCAACATCCACCAAGGGCAGATTCCTCTTCCCCATATACACCAACTGTTTTTATTCTAGATCTGAACTGTGTTGACATTAGAGACTCTCTGTACTTGGAGGCGAATCTTGAGATAACATTCTTCGTAAGAATACATTCTCAAAGCACTCTGCATCAGAAGAACCGCAGAATCCAGTCGGACAACAGTATGTATCGCCTGGACAGTCAGAATCCTTATCACATGTTCTTGTGTAGTTTTCAACCCTAGCGAAACCATCGTTACCCCAAGGATTGCTGTCACAATCTAAACCACATTGATCACTGTTCACAATAACAGGTTGTGCTTCTCCTGCTCGCTCTGGGCAAAGAATTCCCCAGCACCTGTTTCCGTAAGGAGGCTGTCCTGCTGTAATATCGTTTCCGTTTCCGGTTTCAATATTATCAGTAACATCGTTTCTGTTTAGTTCTGAACAACCTCTTCCATGACCGCAGTGACCTGCTGGGGAGGATGTTTCTCCTGCTGGACAGTCACAGAACGAGTATCTTGACCCATCTGCGGGATTCAAACAATTTCCGTTTTCCGATACTGCACATCTACAGTTTCTGAAACAGTTATCTTGATTGCCTGGATCGAAAGGATTGTCGTTATTCCAGTTAGGGTTGTCTCGACAATCATAAGGATCCGAGGAACTGTTTGCAGTATTTGCACCATTTGAGCAGATATTGTCTTGGTACTCACAATCACATGCTTGTATAGCATCCCCAGCAACACACTCATTATATGTCCAAGATCCTCCAATACTACTACCAGAAACAAAACTTCTTCTGATATTTCCTTGAAGTGGGCATGTAATACAAGACTTCAATTCATGAATAAGTCTCTTTGGTGTCTTTGTTATTTCTTTCCACTTACCCCCTTCATTTTCTACGCTATCTTGACAAGAATCACACACTGGGCTTGCTTCTGGTCCATTGTAACCTGCACCTTCACACATTTGGCATATACATTCATCACTTGCACCGTCTAAGAACAACTGTGAATTATCAGTTCTAAACATCTCAAAACAGTCTAGAGCAGTGTTGAGAATAAACTCAATATCAAAAGGAACTTGTGGTTCCGTATAGCAAAAAGAATCTTCTGGGGCAGACTGACAGCAGGATCCTTCTGTCCTACAGTTATTAATTGCAATATGATTTGCAAGTGCAGTTATAGTTAGATTTGCAATTCTAGCAAGTTTATTTTTTATACCTGCATAGGATCTCAGAACTGATCTGCACATGTTTACTGTAGAACTATTGCACGAAGTTCCATACTCATCATCTGCACAAACATCATTAAGATATTCTCTTGTCCATGGAGTGGGTCCAGCAGATCCAGGCGCTGGAATGCCGGGTGTAGCATTTCTGTGAATAACATTCACGTTTGAACAACCGCTAAATTCACTCCAATTGTTTATCCATGAGTCTGGCATATTTTCAAGAACTTCAAGACTTGGTGCAATTGATCCAGCATCTGAACATCCAGAAGCGTGACCTGCTTCCGAGCAATTACTACCATTTGGATTCTGGGCACAAGCACATGGTATTGGATCACAGTCTGCACAAATGCTGACATCAGAGAATGATCCAACCACAGATCCATCTGGATATGTTATATCAACACCATTGACACCTGCATTACAAAGTGCTTTTTCCATGTTAGCATCTTCTAATGCGTTATAAACGTCTTCGTTTATGATGCCACAATGCTGACAGTAACTACAGAGGTTAGAACCTACTATTTCATCTGTTATTCTCTGCTTCCACGCTGCATCTTCTTCATGAATTTCTTGACAGATTTCCCCTAAGTTTTCTGAAAAAGCATTTGGACCATTTATTATTGCATTATAAGATCCGAACGGACAATCTATTCCGGCAGATCCGTCAATACCACCACAGTGTGGTCCGCTTGCACATACTACTGTTTTAAGGTAATCTCTTAAAGTGCTTACCAGTTGACTGAGTTCCATGTCACTTAATGGTATCAGTCTGGCTGGGCAGTTATCGCTAAAATCAGTTTTCTTGAGTTGTGTAAGGTAAACTTCTACGTTCTGGAAGAACCAATTCTCCCATTCTGCATCACTTGCACAGCAAAGTTTTGCAGCACTGGGACTGAGAAGATTCTTGACTATTGATGAAATTTTACCCCAGTTTTCAGGACTGAACTTATATGCTTTTCTATCTTCTGTTGGACAATCAACACATGTTATGGTTTCAGGTCGACCACAGTTAGGTGCATTTGCTTCAATCGCTTGATCTAAGAATTCTCCCATCTTTCCTAGAACATCTTCCATTCCGGCATCAAATCCATCGCAGAAGTTTATGTTGTTTGCACCAGGTCGATCGTTCAATAATGGACAATTTCCACCAACTCCCAATGATGTATCATTCAGACAATTACTTTGTCCCAACTGACACATATATTTGGCAGTGAGATCTTGGTGATCGTCGAACATACACTTCCAGTGTTTCTTTGTTCTGGAAATACATCTATCGCACATAGTGTATAGGAGTCCGCTGTCGGTAACCATTTCTGCATAATCTGAACCACAAAGTTGCTGACGGAAGCAAGCGGACTTACACATTAAAGGACCATTATTTTCTGGGCATCTTGTCCAGTCGGTGGGTTCGGTTCCACCACCACCACCGCCACCGCCGCCACCACCACCACCGCCACCACCGCCACCGCCGCCGCCGACGATCCAGACAACCACCGAGTTTGTCCCTGCGGTCGGAGTGTAGGTGCCATTAGCCGTAAAG